TCAAAAATAGCAAACTCACATTGGTCTACACCTGTTAAAGATAATTCTCCTCTACCAGTAAAGGCAGAATAGTTATCTCCGCCTGATGCAACGCTTTCTTTATTTAATTGTAACCAAGTACTTTCTGCATCTTGACTAAAAAATACATCGTTTCCTGCTACAGCTATTAAACCATCTGCATAAACTACTAAACCTTCTATGTCTTCTGAAGAATTAGGTAACGTATCTCCAAACAAACTAAATCCATTTATTCTTCTATAAGTACCTTCGTCAGAGACTTCAAAGTTTCTTAACTTAGTAGCAACTCCGGGTGTCTTTAATAGTGCTGAAGAGTTAGTAGACTTAACAAGTCCACCGACTAAAGCTACTGAAAATGGTTGACTTGCTGCCATTTAGAAATAAGTCCTGTCGTCTGTCATGTATTTAGGACTAGGATTAATTAAATTAGATTTCATAGTCTTCATATTCTTTTTATACTCATCAAGTGCAAAAGCTGCTTGTTGAATATTTTCTTTAAATTGGTGCACGTAATATCTTGTTCGTGCTGTTATAACATTGCTATACTGTTCTGGCATAACAATAGAATCATCATAAGCTGATAAGGCTACAGGTTTTGCAAAAGCATAAAAATGTACGTTATAAACTTTATCAGGGATAGGACTTAATCCAAACTTTCTGTGGTCTGGACTTTTAATAACATATGCAGGTTCTCCGTGAGAAGCATCTGAACCTTCTGCGTCATCTGCATTTTCACTATCTCTATAATATCTTTTCCAGTCTGCTAGTGTTAAAAATTTTAAACCTCTAGAAACAAAAGGAGTAGTTTCTCCACTCACGTTTATTGTTGTTAAATAGAAATCATCCCAGTCTACTGATGAATAATCAGTTGTTATACTAGAGCTATCTGCTTTAAGCGTATACCATCTAGTTCCTGCCACCGATGCGACAGTTACATTCCCGTAAAAAGGGTCTGTGCCTCCACTAGCTCCTGCTGAGAAAAAAGGTAGCTGTGGTTCTTCGTTAGCTATATCAAATATAGATTTATTAATTGAATCTTTTATAAATGCTTGTATACCTGTAGCAGCACTAAAATTACCAGAAGTTAAAACAACTTCGTTTAGTTCTCTTAATACTTCATTTGTTAAATCTAAATATGTTGTAGCCATTATTATTTACCTTTAGCTTTTAGTTTTGCTTTTTTACCTAGTTCGTTCAAGTGGAAAAGTTTTACACTTGTTTTAGTGTGTGATTTATTTGTATGTAAATCTCCATTAGGCATTTTATGAGAAGTGCCTTTATGTTCTGTTCCATCTTTTTTATAATGTTTTACGCCTTTCATATTAGCAAGGTTTGGCTTTTGGCATTGCACCACCGTCTTTATACTTCATACGACCACCTGCCATCATTTTCTTTTTAGCCATGCCACCATACTGCATCGGCTCTCTTCTAGCTGCAGCATTACCATCTTTTTTCATTACTGTTTTTTTACTTTTCATATTATCTCCTTTTTTTAAATAGGGGAGGAATCCTAAAACTCCTCCGGTTGGTATCAGTTAATACCGTAGACTATATTACTAACCCGCTTGAGTTGTTGTAATTCCGTCTTGAACTTTACACTGTCCGTTTAGATACCAGTTAGTGCCGTCAGACCATACATGGACAAAATCTCCATGAACAGCTTTACTAGCTACTAACGAAATAGTATCTGCATCTGTAACTGTAGCTACACTACCTGCTGCATCTTCCGGAGAAGATACGTTACCCACAATAATATTAGCACTTGATGCTGTTACTATTGTATGAGTACCTGTAGGTTCTGTTGCTCCAACATAAAACCAATACTCTAAACCTGCTGCTGGAGCTGGTAGAGTTGAGACTTTAGCTGCTGCTACATTCATTACAAAACGAGTGCCTGACTCTGCTGCTGTAATTACATTAGCTGCAACTACTGCTTCAGTGTCTGAAGGTTTCTGAATTTTCTCAGCTAATACACGAACATCAACTGTTCTTGCTGAGTTACGTCCAGTATCTCTTATATTTTCGATTGTCATATTATTTACCTCTGTAAAATTTATGTGTTAAAAAGAAAGGGAGGCTTTGACACCTCCCAATTCTATTTAGTCAATGCCGTAGAATGCACTTACTAAGGCTTCGTCTCTAAGTACTTTCGCACCGTAAACATGTAAGCCTCTAACTATATCACCAAACGATGTTGGGTCTCTCAATACTTCTGTTGAAAGAATAGTATTAGCAGTAGCAGTTGAAGACATGTGACCAGCCATACATTTACCAGCAGCATTAGATGTTGCAGCAATGTTGTTTGACTTGTACATATCAAATCCACGTAATTTTCCACTTGATACTAGTCCATTTCTAATAGAACCTTGTCCACCATTATAGTCGACAGATAGTAATTTAGAGCTAGATTGTCCTAATATCTCATAGAAGTCAGGACTTGCAACAAACCATCTACCTTCTTCAGGTACATTCTGTTCGTCTAATAGTCTTGCCATTCTACCCATTAGGTCTAGTGGGTCGTGTTCGCTAGAACCAAAACCAATATCTAGGTTACCTGTTCCATCAAAAGTTCCTGCTGCTAAATCTGTAGCACTGTCAGAACCTAAAATGTGATTAGGTGATGAAGCTGAACAACCCGCAAACATAGTTGCTAATACAGCAGCGTCATATGAATCTTTCAATGCATAAGCAGCTGATGAAGAAGCAATCTCTTTGAAGTTGACATGTGACATATTAGTTTCAATATCATCAACGATGAATTTGAAAGCTTTAGCACTATCAACAACCAAAGAAATTTCTTGGTCTGTTAGTCTAGTTTCAGTTGTGTCGCTATTTCTTGTGTAATCTGACACTGAAATAACTGGTTCTTTTATAATCTTTACTGAGTCTCCGAAAGAGGATATCTCACCGGCATAGTCGGTGTTTGTGATAGCTTCTACTACTGAGGCTTTCCTAAAAAAGTTCATTACCTTTTTAGAATAAACCGAAGGTAGGAAGAAACTATTAGTTTGTCCTGTCACGGAGTTGCCAAAGTTGGCGTTTGTATCAGTACTCGGTTCAAAAAATTGAGCCATGATTTTCTCCTTTTAAGTTAAATTTAATAATTACTGTGATATTAACCCGTTCTGCATAGCATCTGATATTTCCGTTTCGAACTTATCAAATTCTGCTACAGACATAGCTTCTATCTCCTTTAGTGACCAGACTTTCTGTTGGTTTGGTTCTACACTAGTTGTTTTAGTGGAGACCATATCTGCAGCAGATTGTCTTGTCGGTTTTTTAGAAGATGACTTAGTTGTTGCTTCTATCCCAAAATCTTTTTTAAACAAATCAAGGGCACGTGAGGCTAAACTGGCATCGTCATTATTATCATATACCCAAGCTTGGATAGATGAATGTTGTTCCTTTGCCCATCCATGAAAGTCATCGCTGTTTCTGATATCTTCAAAATCAGGATGTCTGTCCATTAATGTCTTTTCTGCATCTTGTCGTATTAACTGTGTCTCGCGTTCTTGGAGTTTACTAAGGCGTTCTTCTAGAACTTTTGCTTTAGACTCAGATTGCATATGAGCAACAGTTTCTACAACTTCATACACATCAGGATAGTTATTTTTAAACTCTTCTAGTTCTTCTGGAGATTTAGGAGCTTTATAGTCGGTTCTATTTTGCGTAGCCTCTACTATTAACTCTTGTTCTCTAGACTTAAACTCGTTAAGTTTACTATCATAATGCTTTTTTAAATCATCATAACGCTTTTTGTAGTCTGGTTTTTTGTAAGGAGCATTCTTCTTACTTTCCAGTTCCTCAGTGTTTACACTTCCTTCTTGACCAACTTCAGTTATGTCGTTGCTGTCGAAAAGTCTATTCTGAGGTGCTTCAAAATATACGTTATTTGATGATTCAAAAGCTTTGCCATCATCTGTGTGCCAATCCTTTTTTGCATTATAAGGGTTTGGTACTTCTTCTTTGACTGTATTAGCCATCTTCTATTCTCCTAATTGGGGCTTTTTTTACAAGGTAGCTCTATGTCGACTAGAGGGCTTGTATTGTAAAGGTAGCCTTTCGGTTTTTATTTAATAAAGTGCCTAGTATCCTAGGGTAGCTTTATCTTACGTTTGGATTTAATCTAGGATTAACTTTACGCATGTCATTAGAAACATCAGATTCTTCATCTTCTATTTCTTCTTCATCGGGAGTTCCTCCTAAAAACAATCCTTGTCTTTCATCTGCAGCAACTTCAGCATCTTTCATCATAGACATTAAAGTGTCTTCTCCGATTTCTTCTACAGCTTTTGCAGTAAAGACAAACTCTCCATCAGATAACCTTGCAGGTATATCATCAGAGACTCCTGTTCCCGGTCCTTCAACAGGTCCGTTCCCAGCAAATTCTTGTGCTACATCTATTACTTTATCAAATAACATTTGTAGTTCTTCATCTTGTTCTAGTTTGGATACAAGCATATCTTCTTCTTCTTCACTTAATGCTTCGTCCATTATAAATCTTGTATAGTTTTCTTCCATGTCAGAATCAGTATCCATTTCTGGCATCTCTTCTGGCATCATTGGTGTTTCCATATCATCAGCTAGTAATGAGCCACCTTCTTTTCTAATTTGTCTTGTAGACAATAAAGGATTATTATCTTCAGCCATTTCTCTAACTGCTTCTTTAATGTCGTTGTCTAAGTTTTCTTCTTCTACACCTAAACTCTTACCTGTTGCCTTTCTGTCTTCCTTACGTGAGCTTATAAATTCATCTCTGTCTTTTGTATTTTTAACATCTTTTAATTGAGCTTCTGCCATTTCTTTTACAAAAGCATCTTTTGATTCCATAAACTCATCTTTAAGATTAAAACCTTCTTCTTTTCCGTAAACAGTTCTACCGTCTGCGTAACCCATTCTTTTTTCATCGTCTTCGAGCATTCCGCCTTCAGTTTTTTTCTTTCTATACATACCGCCCATATACTTAGGCTCTCTGTCTTCTGCAGCTTTTTTCATTGGTTCGGTTTTATTTCCGTCTTTATCTAAATCTAAGTAATCTGGTTTTAACATTATGTTTCTTCCTTCCTGTTTATTGTTTCTTTAACCCGCAGGTCCAGCTGCTCCAGCCTGACCAGAGAATTCACTTTCCCCTGCAGCCGGAACATTTCCGGTTCCGATGTTGCCACCGCCAGTGCCTGTAGGTCCAAGGTCTTGAGGTCCTTGAGGTACTCCTTGAACGCCTCCCATTGGGGACTGTTCACCAGTGGGTTGAGGTTCCTCGCCATTTGTTTGTCCAGCATTCTGCATTCCTATTATTTGTGCCATTATAGCTGCTTCTTCAGGGTCGTTCAGAATTTCATCTGGGTCTAAATCTAAGCTATAGGCTAGTTCACTTACGAGTTTAGAAATCTTAACAAACGGAGCAATAGCAGGACTTTGTGCAGTTTGTAAGAACATTGTCAGTCTTTGACTACGTACTTCTTTTTGCATCAAGCTATTTGTTCCAGTAGCCTTAACTTCTAAATCACCTTTGACATCCAATTCATCTTCAAGGAACTGCATGTTCCACTGGAAATAAGATTCTCCAAGTGGCTTTAATAAAAAGTCATCAAGGTTTTTGATAACTGTTTTAACATTTAAACTGGAAGCACCTAATAACATTGACATACCTGAAGCAGTCCTTGTCATACTTTGTACTCCTGTTTGTCCGTGTGAATAACTAGGTATACCTGTTTGTTCGTCTGCAAGTTGTCTAAACTTATCAAACATCATTAAATTTTCTTGTGATGTATTAGGGAATTTTAAACCGTGTATAGCTTGTCCCGGCATTCCAGCTTGTCTTCTAAAGACTTTACCCGGAAATATTTCCATTGATTGTCCACCTACTAGGGCAGACTCATCTACATCAAACACTAAAGACCCAGACATTGCTAGGTTGTCAATAGCCATTCTTGCATGACCATTCATAATTTGTTGAGAGTCATCCATGTTCTCAGCTACACCAATACCAAAGAAGTTATAAGGATTTCTTTCATATGGGAAAGCGTTGTAAGGTAATCTGTATGGAGTAAATGGATTTAGTACAGCCCTTAACAAGTATGTACCACATGTCCATATGTTTACTTGTACTTCATCTAGGTCATCAACCGTGTCGGGTAAGTCAATTCCTACTTCTCTTGCGTACTCTGCATCCATCATTCCCCAGTATTCAAGAACTTCAAAGCTATTATTAACTTCTTCGTCACTTCTAGCATCATCCTTTAACTGGCTTTCAAAATCTTTTTCTACGTAATTAGCACCCATCTGAATAGCGTTACGTATTGCATCATCATCAAAGTAAGGCATATTACGTAACTGCCTTAACTGACTTCTATTCATTTTATGTCTATGAATAATATATTCACATTCATCCATGTTAGTAGCGTTAGGGTCAGGATAAAAATCCCAACAACTAACAAACTCTATTCTAGGAACTCTAACCTCTAAAGGATTATAGTTTCTATTTCCTTCTTCGTCTGTGTCCCATTTATGTAACTTCTTATTAAAGTTAAATGGTCCTTTTACAATACCTGTTCCTAACAGAGCAGCTTCTAAAAGAGCATTTCTTAATTCTGAGTTACCGTTTGACTCTTCTATTTGGTCGTGGATAAGTTTTTCCATTCTTCTTGCAGCTTTTTGTGCAGGAGATACTTCAATTTTTTGTGGGTCAGGACTTACACCGTCTTTAAGAATACCAGCTTCTTTAGCTTTGTCTTCTATAGTATCTTCAAAGATACCGTTATAAAAAGTTGCACCGGCTTTTAAAGTTCTACCATCACCTTCATATCCAACATCATAAGGGTTAGGCTCATCTTCTAGTCTATTGCCTATGTTTTCTTCTTCACTTACCGGAGTTTCTAATCCCGGAGTAGGGTTAGAAGTGTCAAGGTGTGCAAAGTTTGTTTCGCCTTCAGGCATTTTAGTTTCAGTAATTCCTATTGGAAATTTACCTGTACCAAAAATAACATCAACTAACTGTCCGAAAGCAGCTAGTACTTTAGTCTTAGTAACTTTTACAAAGACTCTAGACTTTTCTGACTCTCTAAACTTAACGCCTTTAGCATAAAGACCTCTATAGTTTTCATAAGCCTTTAACCATCTTTTTTCATCTGTTTGTCTAGCGTCTTCAGCTTGTGCAAATCTACCTTTAATAATACCAATGAGATTTCTTTGTTGGTCTTCTTCTAAAGTTAATTGTACTCCAGATTCGCCTTCTACTTCTTCGTAGATATTGTCAGCATTTAAAAATGTATTTTCGTTATCTGCCACAGCTATTAATACTCTACACCGAGTACTAATTCTAAATCACCTACTGAAAAACCGGGGGTTACATCTGTTCCTGCAAGAAATGCAAAACAATACACACTTGTAGTTCCAGCAGCAGCCTGTAATAAAATAGGAAATCTTGATTTAGCCATATCATCTCCGGCAGTCTCAGCAAAACCTTCTTGGTTTCTATCAAACCTAAAAATTCTACCACCACCATAATTATAGTCGTCAGCAGAGCCATCAAGTGTTAAAGTTCCCATTACTTTTGCTGTTGCAAAATCAGCATCTGATACATTTCGTGCAGCATTTACAGTACCCATAGTTTGGTTTACTTGACAAAAGAATATTTCTGCATCAAACACATCATTAGATTTAGATATAATCATAGCTGATACGAGCTTAGAACATTCTCCGGGTTTTCCTACAGCTAATGGTATTTCCATTGTATCAAATAATATATCGTTGTTAGCATAGGTAACTCCTGTAATAGTGGGTGTTACTCTAATAACTCTTCTTGCATTTTGATTCATCATAATTTTTTCCTATATATATATATTTCAATAACCAAATGTTGAATCAGCTGGTTGGTGAATTTCTCTTTTAAGACCTCTCATTCTTTCTAACGGGCTTTCCATTCTAGGTCTGCTCATTATCATATAACGTAACGCATCGTATGCATGGTCTGAAGCTTTTGTATCTACATCTTCAGGATTAATCTTAGACAACGGTATAGACTGTAGTTCTCTTATTAAGTTCGGACATGTATTAAATATCTGTAACTTAGGTCTTCCGTTCTCTCTAATCTTTAAAAACTCATGTATCTGAATTTTACCTTGCACTCTGTTCTTATCAGCTCTTCTTAACTTGTGTCCAGCTTTTACTAAACTCTCACCAACGGTAGGACCGGTAGTACCTGTATTAGCCCAAGCTGCTGTATCTAAAACACCGTTCACCGAGAACGGGTCTTCCATCTCCATATCAGTTATTATAGCACCTAATTCCTCACCTGTCAAGCCTTTTCGGTATAATTCTCTATATATTATTAAAGTTCCATCATTTATGTCCATTATTCCCCATAAACAACATGATTCTGCAGCGTAACCGTAGTCAACTGCTTTGACTCTTTCCCAATGTACAGGTAAAGCAAACGGAGTAATAACATGTTGGAAGGGGTCGAACTCTACGAATGCAGCTCCTTCAGCTACGTCCCAGTTACCTTCAAGCAATTGTCTACGTTGTATTGGAGGCAGTGACTTAAGCATCTGCTCATATATACCATCTTCTGCTAGGTAAGGGTTATCAGCTAACTTAGCAGGAATAAACTTTCTTGTCAGTCCATCTTTACCCATAAAGCTATTATTAGTTTCGTTAGGTTCTATATATCTTTTCTTAACCCAATGAGAACCAACACCACCGGGGTTAGCAGTACAGCGTAGGTATGTTTGTATTTCTTTGTCTGTTGTTCTAAGACGTGAAGCAAGATAGTTCCATGAGAACTCTGTAGGTAGATGGGTTATCTCATCAAACCCTATCCAACTATAAGCTTGTCCCTGATACCTGTATACGTCTGCATCACTTTCTAAGAAACCAAACTCTACCTTTGCACCGCTTGGAAAGTTCCATAGCTTTTCTACTTCTCTAAACTTAGCACCGGGAAAAGCTTGTGGGTATAACTCACGAGACTTATCAATCATCTCTCTTAGCTCTGGCATAGACCTTCTAAGTATTAAGGCTCTGTGTGCAGACCTGTGTGCATATCTTAGTGGGTCAACAATCATGGCATATGATTTACCACCACCAGCAGCTCCACCGTATAGTACATCTTTCTCACCAGCAGCTAGGAAGTCTGTCTGAGGTCCTTCGTTAGCGTGAAAGAATACATGATGATTATCAAGTACTTCTTGTACAGCTTTAGGTAATGTTTCTAAATCACTAGGAGTAACAATACCTTCTTTAGTATTGTCCAGCTTTCCAAGTGTTTCTTTTTGTTTTTTGAATGACTTCTTAGCGTTATTGAGCTTTTGCTCTAGCTTTTGAATATTCTTTTGTTTACGTGTAATAGTCCTACGTGCAGAGTCTTCTGCATCTTTAGGAGGTCTACCACCTTTCTTACGAGGCGTACCATCTTTGTTCTTTACAAAATTACCTTCGTTATCTTGCAAGTAAAGATGTGGGTTCAGTTCCCAATCTTTCGCTTCGTAATCCATACTTTTTATCTATGTGTTTTTTTAATCCGGGAGCAGACATACGTCTGTCAGTTTTATATTCTAACCAATCACATGCAGCTTGTAACGATATCTCTTCGTTGACTACCATGTTCTCTGCAACCTGTAAAGCTTCTAGTTCAGGTTCTATAGGTTTTAAGAAACTACTAGCTTCGCTATCTAACTTATATCCAAAAGGAATAGTAGATGTAGTTCTTTTTATATATCCTTCTTGCATTTTACTTTCTATACTTAGCAGTTTTCTTAGCTACTTTTTTAGGTTGAGAAGAATGTTGCTTTCCTTTCTTAGTATCTGCTTTTTTCTTTCTTGTAGTTGCTGCGTATTCTTTAGAAGATAATGCCTTAATTGCTTTCTTCGGAAGATATCTTTCACCCGTTTTAGCAGACGGTTTACCACTCTTAGTACCCCATTCTTGTTTAGTCCAGTTCTTAAGACTTTTTTGTGGTTTTTTTAGTGATGCCATTAGTCATTGGTCCGCTTGTTGAAGTAACTTTTGTTTTAGTTTCTTTCTTTGGTTTAATAGGTGTTAAAGATTTTTTA